CCAGTAAACATACCAGCTAGTTTAGACGTACCAAAACCTTGATTACCAAACAGTGATCCACCTAACTTTGTACCACCGCCAAGATAATAACCACCTAATGCTAATAGTGCCATCTTACCTAATGGACTCTTAGCTATTTTCTTAATTCCTTTAAATGCTTTTTTAAATGGTTTTGTAATTTTTTTAACAAGTTTACCTAAGAAGTATCCTTGTCTAAGGTCCGCAATCCCTCCACCAGCAAAGTTAGCTCTTCCACCATTTGCTAATGTAATTGTTGGTGTGCCATAAAAATATTGACCAGCAAAAGCTGGGTTAGTGTAACTTGAAGTACCACTTAGATCAACAAAGTCTGTTGGAATATCTGGAAGTCCTCCGCCGCCACCGCCCGGTGGTGGTGTGCCAGTTCCAGGTTGTGTTTGTTGGCCGCCTCCGCCGCCTCCGCCACCGCCACCGTTTCGTATTATAGGACCTGGTGTAAATTCTCCGTCTACAAACATTTGATCATAAGGTCTGTAAACGTTTTCAAAATCTTTTTGTGATATGTTATCTTGACCTATAACTTCAAATTGTTTTTTACCTCTTGCTAAATTTTTTCCTGTAAGTCCGTAATTACTCATGTCATAATCTACAGCAAAAGGATCCTTCATATTAGGTTCACTAAATGTAGTTTCTCCTACTCTTTCAATTTGATCTAAAAAATCATCATCGTCAGGATTAAGACCCAAATTTAATTTTTTGTTTAGTGATTTTGCTAAAGTCATTCTACGAGATTTAGTTTGGGCTTTTTTTATGTTTTCAAAAAAAGATAGAGTTTGTTTAGTTTCTTCAGCTTCTTTTTCTTTAGCTGCTTTTTCAGCCGCTGCTTTTTCTCTATCTTTTGCAGCTTGAGCATTTACTTGTTGTTGTCTTTGAAAACCTTTTTTTTCTGTAGTATTGTGTCCTGCATAAGGATCAGAACCTGAGGGTGTATCATTACCTAATCTTTGATCAGATTTAGCTTGATCCTCTGTTTTACCTGCATGACCAGCGTGTCCGAATTGAGCCTGTGATCTACCTGGTGACATACCAGATCCTGTTTTATCAGACTTTCCACTTTGATATCCACCTGGTCCTCTATAACCCGGTCTTGATCCATCTGCATTTTCTTTAACGAGTTGCATAACTCCACCATCAGCAGCCATTTGTCTAGGGTCTTCCATCATGCTACCAATACCTTCTTCGTTAGAACTCATCTGTGCTTCCGCTGCAATCTGTTCTAAAAATTGTCTCATGGACATTGGCTCTAATCCTTGTTCAAGCATGTCATCAACATATGCATCGTACTCTTCTTCTAATTCAGCCATTTGCATTTGCTGCATCTCTTGAATTTGTTGTGGTGATTTAGGTCCTTCATTACCTGAGTAGGTAATTTCTGGTGCGCCTGTATCTAGTGATTCTAATCCTGTTTTCATATAATTTTTTACGTTAGTTTAAAAGCAGGATTTTAACCTGGGGTTTCTTACATTACTTGTTTTTGTCAAGTAAATCAAGTCTATGTTGTAACAGTTCTTTTCTGAACTTCTAGAGCAGATAAGACTACGTGTAGCCTATTTGCTGTAGCTGCTGTTACTTTTAATATTTCACTTTCCTCTAATACAAGAGGTGCTGTCAATAGTTCCGTGGTCCCATTAGCAGATATTGATTTTGTCTTAAATAAACTAAATACAGCCGCTGCTGTATCTGTAACGGTTACAGTTATAGTATCTGCATTACCTGAGTCCTCTGACACTAATATAGATTTTATAATAGATGTTGTAGCAGTTGGCACTGTATATAATGTTGTAGCACTTGTTGTAGTTAAATCTACTTTTTTATTTGTAAATGTATTAGCCAAAGAAATATGCCTCCGCTTCCGCTTCTTCTTTTAAATCTTGTTGAAACGTTGTATTTAATTTTTGCACAATACTATCTATATCTCTAACTAAAGATTGTTGTATTTGTTCATCATAATCTTTAGCGGGTTGTGTAAGTGATTGTACAATTCTAGCCATTATCTTCTACCATCCGGTTGTATGTCTAATCTAAATGTACCAAGTTTCCAAAACTGACTTGTACTACTATTAGATACTTTTAAAGATATTGATCTAGCCCTAGCACGTGTATCAATTTTTTGTGTAGAACTATTTACGGTAAATGGACCAAGCGATGAACTAGCTGCTGTATCATTTGGAAAATCTTTTAAATTTAATGTAACAACACTATCACCTGTTTGTGATAAAAAATCTGGTAACACTCTTCTAATTTTCATCATAAACTCACCATCACCTTGTAATCCATTTTGACCTATATCAAAATCTCCTGATTGTATGTTTGCTGTAATAGAATTTGTTGTACCTTCTTTAATTTCATCTAATCCTTTTTCGTGTTCAAAGTATGTAGAAGTTCCGTCTGTACATCCAATAACATGATCTTTGTTTGTAGTTGCTGTTGTATCACTACTATTATATTCTGTTGCGTGTGGTTGACCAAACACTGCAGAATCTTGCCATGCAGATCTTGCTAGAGTACCTGTTGTCCATACAGGTCGCTCTGGTGTTGAGTCTAAATAATTATAAGTAACCATTCTATTAACTGTGCCTGATCCAGAGTTAGGATAGAACCACATAATTTCACCAAACAAATTATTTAATCCTGCATTAATATGTTGTTTAGGAATTGTATTAATATCATCGTAAACATGATCTTCAACTAAACATGGAAGTGATTCTAGTTTACCTGTGTATCTAAAGAAACCATTTTCTGACATCCAATAAGCAGCACCGTCAACTTCAACGCATGCATTTTGTCCTATCAATCCACAGTTAGTACCAACTTGTTGGAATGAAAAAGTAAAAGGTGCACCAACAAATCTCATAATAAATAATGCAGTATCGGTCCAAACATAAATTGCATCTCTACCTCTTATAGCTCCCATAATTTTTGATCCATCTGCAAGTCTTTGTGTACCTGCAGTGTTAGTAGCTGATGGTGCATAAGAAGTTGTTTCGTCAATAGATTCTTGATCAGAAAATCTTATAAACATTTCGTCTTTAGTAGTTTTTGTACCTATAGTTGTTTCTGTTCCAAAAAATATTAAGTGTCTATCTGGTGTTGATACTAAACTAAATGCAGATGCTGTTGGAGCATTTGCTAATATTGTTGCTCTAACTGTATTTGCATTTGTTGCATCAGAATCCCATTCAAATGTTTCTCCACCTGATATAGTTGCAATAAGTTTATTACCAAAATTATCTAATGACCATAGTCCAGGCGCTGTAACAATGTCACCCGATGTTGCAGCATTCCATGCAAAATAATTTGATGCATCTGTAACAACCGCACCACTTGAATGTATAGCTGCTGTTGTACCGGATGCTCCTCTTGTTAACCCAGATAGTGTACCACCACTATTACCTGTGTAAGTAATTAGTTCAGAACCAACTTGCACTGTACCTGATGATGGAAAAGATGTTGAGCTTGCTAAAGTTAAAGATGTGACTGATGCATTTATTCCTGATGACAGTGTTGATGTAAATTGTCCTTGTGCTTGACCACCCCATGATCCAAGGCCCCAACCTGTTGTTGCAACTTCAACTGCTGGTCCAACAGAATAATAATGTTGTACTCTAACTCCGCCAGAAGTGCTTGCTCCTGATCCTGATTCGTTAGATGCCATAGTAACTGTTAGTGTAGTTGTTGTTGGTATACTTGTTACTTGAAATTTTTTGTCTTCAAAGTTAGCAGAATTAAAACCAGAGTTAGTAATAGCTGAAAAATTATCTAATAAAATAATGTCGCCTTTATCTATATTGTGTGCTGATGCAAAAGTTATTGTAACAGTTGATGATCCGTTAGTTGTAGAAAATGCAGAGGTTAAAGTTGTAGTAGATTTAATTGGATGAATGTCATAAAAAATACCACCAGAATAAGCATATAGTATTCTGTTAGTACCTAACGCTGCATACTTAATACCACTAGCATTTACAAAATGGTGTATGGCTGTGTTACGTCCTGTTATATCAACAGAACCTAGTTGTGCCCAACCACCTATTTTTTCAGGTGTACCATATCTAAATCTAACATTGTCACCTTCTATCCATTGGCCTTCGCCACCGGTTGCTGTGACCTGTTTGTTAAAGCCTGGTGCAAATTGAACTTTTTGAAGCATAATTATGCTCCTGGTTTTGTTGGAAATTCTTTTTCGTTTACTTTTTCAACTGTATCTAATCCAGATGGTAAATCTCTTAATGCCTGTCTATAAGTTTTCCAATCATCACTTATAGTTACATCAGAGTTAGCCATCCAATCTGTTTCAGCTAATAATTTATTTCTTTTTAATCTTAACGCTTCTAATCCTCTATCAAGAGCTTTATTATCCCAAGCTGTTTTTCTAGCGTCTAATTCAGCTACCTCTTCTGCTGTGCACTCGGATCTTACTCCATTTATCATTTTATATCTGGCCATTATTTTTTCAATCCATAAAATTCGTAGTTAGTACCATTTGCAAAATCTCCACCATTACCAAAAAACAATATAAATCCAGAGTGTTTTTGTGTTCCATCATTTCTTCTTGCGGCTCCGTGCATCGCTCTAAAATCATCACTTGTATTCGCATTAGTAAGTGACCACATACAAGAAGTCGGAACTAAATTTGATCTTGGAGACATAAAATCAAGCACCATATTAAATCCTTCATTAGAATTACTTCCAGAATGATCATATGTAAGTCGAATTTCACTACCACTAGTACTATTAGTACCATTTCCATTGTCAGCTACTCCACCTATTCTCCATGAATAACCAGCATCTATATTTGCGTTATCGGCATCATTTCTATATCTCATATTCATTTGAATACCATCCCCAGCAGCTTTTCCTCTAAGCCATAATTGATAATGTTCGTAAGTATCATTTACATAAGTAGAATTTATTGTGAATGTAGATGTTGTACTTGTTATATCTCCAGAGGTTAGTAAAGTCATTCCTGCAGAGCCAACATAAGTTTTTAATCGTGAAGCAGCTGTTTTTCTTAATGTACCACCAGCCCCATCGTCAACTAAAAATAGATCAGCATCAGCAATTGCTGCACCAATATCAGTTGCACCAGTAAGTACAGCTGTACTTAATTTAGCAGTTGTAATTTGTGCATCAGCAATGTGTGCTGTATCAACACTACCATCTGTATAATGCTCAGAGTTTACAGCATTATCTGCAAGTTGTGCACCTGTTACAGCATCTGCCCCAAGAGCAGTGGTGTCTACTTCATTTGCTGTTAAGTGTTCAGTTCCTACAACATCATCTGCTATCAAAGCATCTGTTATTGCATCGGCTGTTATACCACCTGTTTTTACTTTTATTATACTCATAATTTATTACTCCTTGGGATTTGAATCCTTTACTGCTTTAATTTTTTTAGCCCACTCCCCTGTAGCATCTACTTTTCCTGCTACTAAATCCTTATACAACAAATCGAGCTGCTCGCCAATATCTCCGTATTCGGTTTTTCTTTTATATCTAAGGTCTCTTAATGCAATTGCTGTATCACCTGCAGAATTATAACTTGCAATTTGATCGTCTGATGGTTTTGCAAGACCATCTACATCCCAAACTGCTATATAATCTCCATTACCATCTGAATTGTTTTGAATCATTACTTTATTTTGTTTAAACAAAACTGTAGCATCCTTAGAGTTTGCCTCTAAATATAATTCTACTTTTTTTGATAAATTTGCCATATATTATATATCCTCTATTAATGTCCTATCAATCTAAATGCACCAAAAACACCACCAGTATTTATTAGGTGATTTGTTCCAGTTGTTACATTAAAAAGTAAATACCCTTCAACATAATCATCATCATCTAAAGTTACTGAACAAGCTAAATATGGTGTTTTTGCATAAGCTAAATAATTATCATATTGGTCAAAATATGCTTTTCTATGAATTGAACCATTTTTATAAATTGCAACTTCAACACTATGAAATTTATCTACTCCTTGTGCGTCAAAAATAAGATTCATATAAACATAATATTTTCCAGCCACGCCAGGAGTAAACCTGTAGGCGGATGTATCATATGCTGAATCCGTATCATAACTCTCTACATTATAAGCAGCTTTAGTATAAGTGTTGTCTGACACACCAGAAACTTGACTATTAAACACAGCTTCAAAAGCTGGTGTATTAGACATATGTTTAAAATCTATTCTTTTTAAAGTACCGTTGTCACTTAATACAAATTCGTCAGTTGTAGCGGGTTCAGCAGTTAATGCTGTAGCACCAGTAATACTAGATACATCAAATCCACCTACATAAGTTTTTACATCCGTAGCAGGAATAGTTTTCATAGCACCACCATCGTTTACTACAAAACCATCAGCGTCTGCTACTGTTATTGAACCACCTACTGATGTTCCGCCATCTAATAAATTTAATTCTGCTGCAGTTGAACTAACTGCTGTGCTTCCTAATGTAAGTCCACCATCTGGTATAACAACACCACTACCTGATAAAGCTGTAAATGTATTTGCTGTAATTCTAAAGTCATCTGCACCTGCAACTTTAATATCTATTTGATCATCTGTGTCTGCTGTAATGCTTGTGTTTGCATTAGCATCTAAAATTAATTCTTGTCCGTTTACATCTAATGTACCTGGTGTAACTAAGTTACCTGATAATTTTGCAGAGGTCACAGTCGAGTCTGAAGGCGTACCCAGGTCGAGAGTATTACCAAGTAAATAAATGAAGTCAATAGAGTCACCTGTCGCCAGGTTGCTTGAAAACGTAATCGTAGATGAAGATATTGTATAGGATGATCCTGGATTCTGTATGACACCATTTAGTGACACAATCATGTGATTAACCGATTCTGGAATTACATTTACAGAACTCACTTGCATAGTATACGCAGCTTGTCCATTGACAACGCTTATCGCGTCGCAAACTTGGTAATTGCCAATCTGGGGTTCTCGTCCAATGTATGCCATAATTTTTTATTCCTTAGGGTATTTATCTTTTGTTACTTTAATTAATTTTTTCCATTCATCTATGCCTTCGTGATAAATTTTATCTAGTTGATCTACAATAGATGGATATTCAGATTCTCTTTTTTCTATATATGCCATTTCTGAAATTTTAGAATTTATTTCAGATATACTTGGTTGGGGTATTGTGTCATCAACCCAATCTGTTATTTCTGAATTATTTTCATCTATACCTTTTGTTGAAAATTTAGCATTGGGTTGTAAAGATAAAATCGCTTTATTAAATTTTATAATGTGTCTCATTATCCAATCTCCAAAAATACTGCTCTATGATTATAAAGATAAATTGTTGTTCCATTATCTTGATTTGAAACAGCAGTGAGTTTTATAACAACATTGTTTGAACTGTCTCTTTGGCAATTACTAATTGTAGATGTAACATAACCATATATTTCATGACTAGCTGATTGCATATTTACATGACCAAATTCTGCATAACTGTCTAGTTCTTTAATTGAATTTCCAGATGAATTAGTTGAGTAAAATCTAAACAATGTTCTTGCATCATTATCACTACCATCATTTGCAGCAGCTACATGGGCTTCTATAATAGCCACTACTTGTGATGAAGTAGATGCTGGAGTAAAACTTAAACCACTTCCAAAAACTGTTTCTCCTTGATTTGATTGAGAGTAATTTGTTGTATCTTGAACATGAGATATTGCAACTGTGCTACCACCAGCATATGTTTTTAATCTTGAAGCTGTTGTTTTTCTGATAGTGCCACCTGCTCCATCGTCCATTAAAAATAAATCTGCGTCTACAATTGCAGCCCCAATGTCTGTTGCTCCCGTAAATACTGCAGTTGCTAGTTTAGCTGTTGTTACTTGTCCATCTGCTATATGAGCCGTGTCTATTGATCCATCTGTGTAATGTTCAGAATTTACTGCGTTGTCTGCTAGTTGATCGCCAGTTACAGCGTCTGCACCTAATGCAGTTGTGTCTACTTCGTTTGCTGTTAAATGTTCTGTGCCGACTACATCATCTGCAATTTTTGCGTCAGTTACTGCGTCTGCATTTATTGCAGCAGTTACTACAGCGTTGTCTGCAATTTTTGCAGAAGTTACTGCATCTGCAGCAATTTTACCTGATGATACAATTCCGTCTGCTAAATCAGAAGCGGTTAGTGCGGCGTTGGTAGGAGTACGTCCAATATAAGCCATCTTACGTTATCTCCATAAGGCTCAATGTACCTGAAAGTTTATCAGCTACTGAGCAATCAACTCTTAGTACGTCTCCAGCTTCTAGAACAACCTTACCACCAGATAAAATCTCAAGTGAGGATCCAGCGGGGATGGTTACGTCTTTTATTAAAAAAGATGTTCCATTCGCAGTGTTGTTTGCAACACTACGGTTTGCAGTGGTGCTAACTAATTCTACTTCTGCAGTTACAGCACTTGAATGAATATTTGTAAGTATTAAACCAAGTACAACTCCAGTAGTCGATCCTGCTATCGTATACATAACGTACGGGGTACCTGCCGATGCGGGTTCTGCTGCAAAAGTTGCTACTTTAAATGTGTTTGCCATTTTTTATCTCCTGTTTTCCTTTTATATATTATCCTAAAGCAATTGCAAGAGCCGTAGGATCTGCTAAATCTGCGTTAGTATAAGTTTTTAATCTTGCAGCTGTGGTTTTTCTATTAGTTCCACCAGCTCCATCGTCTACTATAAATAAATCTGCATCTACTATATCAGCTCCAATATCTGTTCCACCATCAATGTCTAATGAGGCCATAGTTACTGTACCTGTATCTCCAGTACCAATTAAAGTACCTGTTGAAGTGGGTAAAGTTAGTACCGCTGAACTACCTGCTGAGTGTGCAGGTCCTTTTAACTGCACCCCGTGGGAGTTCTGTTCGCAATTAAATTGAATTGTACCTGGGTTTGTATTACCTTTAACAGTTAAATGCCCTGTACCATTTGGTGCTATTTCTACATCAGCATTTGAAGTAGATACAATATCTTGACCATTCATATCAAGATTACCACCTAATTGCGGAGTTGTATCTTCTACCACATTCGATATTGCAGCAGATGTTGCTAATCCTGATACAACAGTTGATCGTGCAACTTTTTTAAGACCACCACCTGAAGTATCTACTGCTAAAAATACATCATCATTAGCAATAGTTGATATTTCAGATAACGATGTTGCTGCTACTGCATTAAAATTAGTACCATCTGCAATCAATAAATGACCTGCAGTATTTGTACCCATAGTAATATCATCACCTGATACTGTAAGATCTCCAGCAACTGTAACGTTTGCACCACTAAATGTTAATGCAGTTGTAGTTCCTGATTTAACAATTAAATTTCCCGAAGAGTTAGTTAGTGATCCAAAAGTAGTACCATCATCTTTTAAAAATATATCTGCACCACCTGCATCTAAAATAATATCACCAGAAGAATCTAGTGTAATATCTGTTCCATCATTTGTAATTGTGTCTAGTGCTATTGATCCAATATTTGTAATGTTAGCATCACTCATATCAAAACTTCCTGTCACATCTAAATTACCATCAACAGATAAATTTCCTGCTGCGGTTACGTTTGCTCCACTAAAAGTTAATGCAGTAGTTGTTCCAGATTTAATTATTAAATTTCCTGATGTGTTTGTTGCACTACCAAAAGTTGTTCCTGCATCTTTAAAAAATACATCTCCACCATCAGCGTCTAAAATAATATCTGTAGTTGCATCTATGGTAAAATTTCCAGCACTAGTTAAAGTTTCTGAAGCAGATGAAGAAATTTCATTTATGTTTGTACCATCCGTGTAAACAAATTTAGTTCCTTTATCTGTTGTTGAAAAAGTAACACCTGTTCCAGACACTGTTTTAAATTGTACAGTGTAAGCACCTGACGTGCCATTAGTTACAATAAATGTTTTTTCAATTGAGTCTGGAATAGTTACAATAGAGTTTCCAGTTATTGTTCCTGTTAATTTTATAACAGCGTTTTGTAATGTTGCTGTAGCAGCACCATCTGTAATATCTAATGCTAATGTGCCACCATTTGTTACTGCTTGTTCTACATAACCAGCTATTGCTGTGTTAACAATAGTTAAATTAGTATTAGTTTTATCTCCCCAAGTACCGGCGTTCTCGCCAGTTGCCATTATTTCTATACCAAGATCTGTAAATGTTGATGCCATAATTTAATTCCTATTGTGGTGGTGACTGTATAGGTATCCTAACAGTACCATCTGTGTAATCATCCCTTCTTCGTCTTCCAATTTGTTCTGCAGCAAATAATTGTACTGCTTCTTTATATTTTCCTTCGTATAATTGTAACATATCCATAGGTCCTTTTAAAAAAGCATAAGCTTCTGCTAAACAACAATATAGCAGACCATTTGGAAAATTCATACTAATATAATTAGTGTCATTATTTTCAAATATAGTTGGAGCTGCATTATAATGTATTTTATATGCAAATGTATCACTTGGTGTTGGTGACACAATTATAGATCCAGAGTTTGATGAGCTTTCTCCAGTTGCTCCTGTATCTAACATTGCGTAGTATTTTGGTGTTCCAGTAGATGTAGTTGCTGAAATATATTCCTCTAAAAATGTTACATCTTTTTTTTCTAAATAAATATTAGCACCAGTGTAGGTAGATCCAGTTGCAGTGTAAACTTGCACTGCTCTAATAAATACTGCTCCCGCTGGTACAGTTACAGTTCCTGTTCCTGCTGTAAAATTACCTGTAGATGTTTTTCTATCTGCATCTAAAGGAACGTCTCTAAAAATTCTATATTGTGCATTTAAAATAATATTTTCTATAACTGAATCTGACAACACAGTAGAGCTAACTTCTGTATAACTTCTTATTTGTGTTTTTAATCCTGATGCGCTTATTCCTGCCATTATGCTGTTAGAGTTGCCGGACCTGCCGAGCAATTCTCTCCTCCTCCTGATGTACTACCACTTGTAGCAGTATCTGTGTCTACAGTAAAGTGGTAGAAATCTGTTGTGTTAGTAATGTTTCCGCTAGAATCTCGTTTACCAACTGTAATAGAATATCCAGCAGCTTTTGCAACGTTTGATCCTGTTATGCCATCAAATGATGCAGGGTTTGCAAATGTGCCTGCAGTAGATGGTGATCCTCTAAATCTTACAGTATCTCCTGTTGATCTTCCGTGTGATTGTTCTGATACATTTATAATACCTGATGAAGCTGCAATAGTTTCAAAAGGATTTGGTTTTAATATTACTGCAACAGAATTTTCTACTCTATCTGGTCTTGCATTCATTAAACCTTCTTGATCTGCAGCATGTATACCTAATTCTAGTTGTGGATGTTTAGCTTCAAATTCCGATTTATGTACAAAAGCACCATTCCATTCTTTAACCATTTCATTATATGGAAATTCAAATCCTGATCTATCTGATATTGCTTTTGCGTATTTTCCTGTTGCCATTATATATTCGGGTAATAATTTTTAGGAGTTATGTATGTGCTAGCAGCAGAACCATCTTCCGATAGTGCTCTTGCTAATTCATCTTCGTAATATAACTTCATTGTTTGTGTTAACTGCGGATTTACTTTTTGACTTAAATAAAAAGCTAATCCTGAAACCATACAAGGTACGAATCTGTATGGAAGATCTGTTGCATCTGTATAAGTAGAATCTACATCTTGTATTCTTTTTAAATAATAAAAATGTAAATCTTTAGATGCGTTAGAAGAATCTGCTGTTGGGTAAACTGTTATTGTAGTTTTATCCACGAACCTTTGAACAAAAAATTGTGCTGGTGTTCCTTTAGATAATTTACTTGATAGTGCAGAATAGGTTGCTCTAGAAATTTTTGTTAGAGAAGAATCTGCTTGTGTTGTTTGAGTTCTATTAGATCTTAAAGTTGCTTCAAGCACATCTGCTACACCGTAAGTATTAGCAGGATTTGTAACAGCACTTGTGCCATCACCTGTTGCTCTAAAAAAATTATATTCTGCTTGTCCTTCAATTAAATCTATATTAGCTTCACCAACTTCCCAATAATGAATACCTCTATTACCCCACTCTTGAAAAAGAATGTTTAATGATCTTCGTGCAGTTTTTAATTGATAACCAGAACTGACTTGTACGCCAATTCTTTCGTATGCTTCTTCAATAATTTCTTCAACAGCAAATGTTTTATCAAAAGTAACTGTGCCTGACGTTGTGTTGGCCATAAGTTACCTCCTAATATAACTTTTTAAATTCTGCTATTACCGTATACATGTTACCAGCATCTGCTGTACCTGGAACTACCAAGTTTACATCACTTTCGTTACTGTTAGCTGATTTGTCAGTTTTTAATCCACCAAATTCTCTAAAGTCCCAATAGCCTGATCCTGTTAAACCTATAACGGGTATGTCACCGTTGTTGTCTTCTTCATCCATACGAACGTAAGAATCTCCACCGTCTCCACCTTGTGATGAATACCACACTCTTTGTAAAACTAAATGTAAGCAAGAAGCACCTTCTGAATTTGATGCCATTGCTGACACGTCTCCAAATACAGTTGTTCCACCTGATCCGTCTGATTGATTTACGTATTTGATAACCACTCTAACATCATTTTCCTGCATGATAGTTGGTCCTGTTACTGTGTCTGCCATAATCCCTCCTTAATTAAGATTACTAGATGGGGCCGAAGCCCCATCATAATTATATGTTACTGATCTGCAAATGCAGGCACGTCTGCGCCTTCTGCTTGACCCCAAATATAGTAGTTAGTAGAATCTTTAGCTAATATATTTA